ATTAGGCGCACTGGGTTGGGCGACCACGTCTACAGTGACAATTTCAAAGTCACTGACACGTCCGTTATGTGGATCAACATTACCTGATCCACGACTCGAAACACCCAATCTCACGCCGGATTGCAACATAGTTTTAACTAGTTGCCCCATTGGAGTTGGGAGAATTTTTAGTTTTCCAAAACCATTTGGACCGTCCATCCACATACTTTCAATCATATGACATACACGGTCTAAATTAATTTTAAGGTCATCTGGATGATCTACTTCGCCAAGAACACTATTACCTTCTTTGATTTGCTCGTTAAGAGTATCAACTGCTTGCTTTATTTCACTCACAGGATAAACACGCTCATTGGCATTTTTTACGTCACCTTGTATGCAGATGCCTTCCATATAGAGATCCTTACCGTCTTTGCCTTCAACAAGTTGAATTTTTGCTGCTTCGAAAGTAAGGTTTTCTCTAAGATATAGCTGTCCCATATACTCGGTTCCTAAGCTAGATTAGTCTATAACACTTTTGGTGTTAACACCAGAAGCTTGTGCTAGTTCAGGCTTTGGAGCTGGCTTTACATCTGGCTTTGTGGTTCCGTCCATGTCACCATATTTTGGTGTTGCACGTCCTTGTGCGCCTTTGTTGCCTGCATCAATGTTTACTGGCTTTGCATCCATTCCTTTTTGACCTGAGTTGGCTGCTACTGGACTTTTACTAGCTGGTGATGTTGTAACTGGCTTAGGAGCTGCAACTAATTCTACACCTTCTTCTAAACCTTCTACTTCAACATTAACATCGATTGGCTCGTCCATTTCGTCTTCCATGTCATCAATCTCGTCCTGCTCCATGTCAGTATCGCTATCAATGTCTGAAATCTCGTCTTGCTCGCCTTCAATGTCGTCTGTGTTATCGTCAACCTGTGCCATTAGCTCTTCGAATTCACCCATTAGTTCGTCTAATTTGTCTTCGATGTCTACTACACGGTCTTCTAATTCTTCTTCGCCGTCATCGTCATCAACGTCTACGTCGATCATTTCGATTTCTTCTTCCTCATCTTCCATTCTGACGCCTTCTTCTTCGGCCTCAACTTCGTCAATGAGATCGTCAACCTGTGATCCACCTAAATCTGTTTCATCAATCTTTTGATCGTTGTCATGTTCTGCGTCACGCTTGCCACGCTTTCCCATTTCGTCGTCTCTACGATCTTTCATTGATTGTTTTTTGCCTGATTCAGCACCGTCTTTAGCACCTAAATGCTCATCTTCGCGGTCCTTGTAACCTTGCTTTTCTGTAATTTCTTCTTCTGACATAATGTCTTCGTATATGTCTTTTGACTTTTCCACAACAATCTCATGGAAAAGAGCTTTTGCATTTTTTTCATCATCGTTGATGACGAATTCAATAAGTTGCTCAAATTTGTTCATTAAAATAATCCTTCTAAGTATTGGGCTCAGTATAGTACTTACAAGAAAATTAAAAAACTAGTAGTTTATAGGGGTAAAAGTGGTAGAAAATGAATTATTTTCTGTGCTAACCTACATCTGTGGTGGAGGTGGAGCAAATTGTGCTTGAATACGTTTGAGATCTTGCTGCTTCTCATAGTTTCTAAGATCGTACATTCTACGCAGTTTAGATATCTGCTTTAGTGTGAGTTTTGTTTTACGCAACTCGCCAAGTTCCGGAACAGAATTATCATCTTTCTGTTCTTGGTAGCCGTCTGCCGTTGCATCATAAAATTCAAATAGTTTCATAATAGTATTTATGCAGGAGGTTCTTCAGGAGCGGCTGGTGCAGCCATGTCAACATTTACATCAACTTCTTCGCCACCAGCAGCCTCTTCGCCAGCAACTGCATCTCCCATTTCAACATCACCTTCAAAGTCGCCTGGACTGATTCCTACTGTACGTAAATCACTACCAGTTGGTTCTGTTTCAATTGGTTGTCCAGTTTCTTCTTCCCAATACTCAGTATTTTCTTGAAGTTCATCGTCGGTTAATCCAAGATAGCGTTTCATAAGAAAACGCTTGCTCATGTAGGGTAGTTGTTCTAATGCACTGAATGCTTGAATTCTTGTTGTGTCCAGTTCGGCCTGTCTATAACTTGCAAAATTCTGTGGAGGTGCAAATGTAATGTTAAAAAGTCCACTGTCAATGTTGAACCCTCTCCAACGCATGAACATTTTGAATTCATCATCAAGTTTTTCAATCACCTGCTTTTGCAATCTTTCGCAGTATTGATTGAATCTGTATTCTTGTATGAGTGCAGTACCAACTCTCCCATCGTTCATTGGTCGATCTGAGTCATCTGGACCGGTTGGCAGATAACTGCTAGGAACACGCAATCCTCTGCACATTTTATTGTTAAAGTATTTTAAATCGTCAATCTGTCCAAGGTTTTCACCACCCGGCAGTGTTTCAACTTTTGATCCACGTCCTTCGGAAGTTTGAGGAAAGAAATAGTCTTCGTTTATGCTCAATGGATTGTAAGTTGTATCCATGGTTGTTGCTTGTTGACCACCTTGTGGATTTGGTATACGTCTTTGATGTACTTCATTTTTCACACGTTCAACAAACTGCATGGCTAGATGTGATGGCATGTTTCCAACATCAATGTAAAATACACGTCTTTCAGGAGCACGTTGTACTCTGTATATAAGAATAGCATCTTCAAGCAGTTCTTTTTGTTTAAACACTTTGAATATCATTTCCAGCACACTTTGCGAGAAAGGCCAGAAAAAATCTAATCCTTCACTGAGTCCAAGATGCACTACATTTTTAGCATCAATTACGGTTTCATTTACTGTGTGTTCGAATCGGCTTTGTCCAGCAGGAGCATTCGGAATGGTATAGTTTGAACCACCCATGGCACTGCCACCAGTTCCAATTATTTCGCCTGAGTTTAATCCGGTGCCATAGTCTGTGGTTTTCTTAGGTGCTATGCTGAGATTTTGAAAGTTTGGATTTATATCTCTAATCACATACTGCTCAGGTCGTTTGCCTTCATTTTCATTAACAATCACACGCACAACCTTGGTCATGTCAACCCAGTACAGTTCAAATGTTTCTGGATCACGCACAAACACTTGATCGCCGTACTTTATAGTGTTCCTAAAAATACGGAACATACGCTGATCAAGTTTGTTTAGTTTTGTCCACTGTTGTAGTTGTGTGCGTATTATTTCAATTTCGTTATTTGTTGGCTTATCAGTGTATTGAACTTCAAATGGAGTGTTGTTGCTTTCATTTGTTTGTGTTGAAAACTCTGCTATAATGTCTAAACAAGCATTGATTTCGCTATCAGTATCCATGTTTTCATACTGATTGTAGCGTTCTATTCTGTTGGGATGTCCAGAATAAACTTCTGGTAGATGACTTTGATAGTTTTTAAAACCAAACTGTCCGCCAGAACCACCACTACCATAAGCAGGACCTCTTGCGTTTTGTCCACTTATAGGACTCAGTTGACCACCGGTGTTACCAACTGCTTTGAAGTATTTTTTCCAGGACATATAATTTCCATGTAAATCTTTGTTATGGAGTATTTATCAGTTGTTGCGAGCGGCCTGTAATTGTTCGCCTTGTAGTCTTGTACCTTTGGTTGTCTGGTCTAGCATGGCCTGTAGTACACCAAGAATTTTTTCGTTACTGCCGCCATCGCCCTGTATTGTTTGTGTTTGACCAGCAGCTGGACCACCTTCCATGTCTGTGAGTCCTTGGTTGCTAATAGATAATCCACCTGCGTCGCCGAGTTTTGGGCCAGCAACTGATCTAAGTTGACTTAGTGCATCAAATTGTCCACCTGTAGCAGCACCTTGAGCACCGACTGTTACACCATCGCCCATGCCATAACTCACTGAAGATACTCCACCTTTGCTAGTGTAACTGGACACGGATCCGCTTTGTATTTTTTGACCCGCTAATTGACCATTAATATAATCTCTTTCATAGTTGACACCATTGGCAGTTCCTTGCATGCTCATCGAAGTTGATGCATCAGCAGAACTGCTCATTTGCAATCCGCCTATTCTTGGTCCTTTTCTGTAGAGTTCGTTTCCTCTACTGTCCACTGTTACAACAGAACCATCGCCGAGTTTGACATCAAAAGTTCCTGGTATTCTTCCAGGCACACCTGGACCAACCTGTCCTGGTATTACCACTCCACTGGTTTTTCCCATTTTGAGTAATTCTGGACCTTTTTCACCAACTAGATAACTTTTACCAGATTCAACTGCACCACCTTCGGCTCTGCCAGGAAGAAAACTTGGCAGAAAATCTTTTCCAAAATATGCACCTAGTCCACCAGCAATTGCACCACCAATTCCACCAACTGCCGCAGTTAACCCAGCTAAAGGACCACCGGGTGCACCAAGTACAGCACCTGTTGTTGCACCTATGGCTGCACCAGTTCCTGCTCCAGCAAGGACCTTAAGAGCAGTATCAAGAAAACCTGTTGCTTCTTTTTCGTCTGTTCCAGCCGCTTTGAGTGCATCTTCTTTCATCTTTTTCATGACTCCGGGAATACCGTCTTTAATCATGATATCCAAATAGTTAACTAGGCCTTTCATTGTTGTTAGTTGTACATCAGCAAATGCTTTTACTGCCGCACTAGCCAATGGTAAAGTTTTATCTAAAGCAAACTGATCCAGTGCAGTAGCAGTTTTAATCATGGCTTCTTGGGCACTAACAACGTTCTTGGTTAATGAGTCGTTTGTTTTTGCAAGTTTGTTTACTTCGTCGCTTGCGTTTTTAGAAGCAGCACCAAGATCTTTTGTAAAGGTCAATGTCTGGAGTGCTGGAATAACATTCTCAAGAGAAGTTCCCATTTTACCTACTTGAGATGCAAATGCATCCCCTCCGAGACCTTTATAAAAATTCTTTCCTTGATCTTGTATCATTTTCAGTGCTTGATCAGTGTCAATGGCACCTGATTTTAACTGAGAGATTACCTGTTGACCAACTGGTCCCATGACTTTTAAGAATTCTTGAGCGGCTGGTGTTCCTGCATTGCTTAGTGCATCAGCTAAACCATCACCAATTGCTTTTAGTCCAGGTATACTGTTCAGTGTGGTAATTGTTTTAAGTGTAGCTTGAGCTGCTTTTGCACCATTTTGTCTTTCAATTTCACGTATTGATGCACCTTGTCTAGCATCACGTTGGATTGCATCAATTTCTTTCTGAGATTCTTCAATGCTTTTTCCAGTAATCTTGGATAGCTCTTGTAGATTCTTCATGTACTCTCTAGAACCTTGAGCAAGAGCTTGTGTATTCTGAACTTCGTTGCGACCTTGTCTTTGTTGGAACTGAATGTATTTTGCAGTTAGTTCGTTTTGTTGTTCAACACCTATACCAAGAGTAAGCAATTCTGACCTAAATGGTCTCATGGCCTTGGTTGTGTCGCTTAATCCTTTAGCAGCTTCGGCACTTGTGCCAAATGCAAATGATAATGTTTCACCTTCTTTGGTTACTGTTTTTGCAAAACTATCAAAACTCAGTCCAGCATTAACAGCCTGTTGACCAAGTCCACGCATACCGTCAGCACCAAGAGCACCAGTCTGAGCCGCAGTTCTAAATGCACCAGTGATTCTGTCTAGTTCAGCAGTAAATGTTTTACCAACTGCACTTACTATTTCACCAGCAGCTTCGCTTAGAGCCGCTATCACAGTACCTGCAGCTTGCCCTAGCCCGCCAATTAAAGGTATTGCACCAACAGTTGCTGCTACCAATCCGCCAGTGACTTTACCGGCCATTTTGATTGCACTACCGGCCATTTCAATAGACGGATTTAGACTGCGAAATGATTCTCTGTTGTCTCGCATGGCAGTTGAAGCAGCTTCTAGTGCTTGAGCAACGCTTAAGGTTCCACCAATTGCTTTTGTTGTGGTACGCATCGCCTTGGTTGTTAGACTTTGGCGTTGTCCTTCTTGTTTCATGCCTTTGGCCGTTAGGGCCTGCTCTTCTTTGTCAAGTTTGTTACCTGACTTTAAAAGTTTAGTATAGTCTTGAAGGCTTTTTTTGGCATCCTCCATGTCAGGACCAGGGCGACCTCCAGCTCGTTCTAGCTGTTGTAATATTTGTTGCAGTAGCCGTTCTTGTTCGTCCATTTAATTTTTTACCTGTTTTAAAGCCGTATAAGTACACTTACAACTATATTTATGGTAGGAAAAAACATGGCAATACAACCAGGCGCTCCAATACAACCAGTGGTGCCAAAAACTGCACACGTATCAACAGGCAATCCATTGGCTAAACACTTTAGACAGCCATCGATCTATATAAAATTACCCAGTGAAGGTGTATGGTATGATGATGCTATAATTACTATCCCTGAATCGGGAGAAGTACCAGTTTATCCAATGACTGCACTTGACGAAATAACTTATAGAACTGCTGATGCATTGTTTAATGGACAAGCAGTGACAGATGTAATCAAAAGTTGCATACCAGCATTTAAAGATCCTGCAAGAATCAGCACATTGGATCTGGATACTGTTCTAATTGCTATCAGGATGGCTACATTTGGTCACGAAATGGAATTTACCAGCAAGTGTCCACAATGCGAAGAATCAAATGATCTTGCATTGGATCTAAGACAAATCATGGAAAAGGTAAAAAAACCAGACTTTGGATCACCACTGTCATTTGGAGATATCGAAATCCATTTCAAACCATTAACCTACAAAGAACAAAACGACAACAACATGGCACAGTTTGAAGATCAAAAAACCATGGAAAGTCTTCCAAATCTTGAAATTTCAGAAGAAGAAAAACTCAAGATATTGCAAAAAGCATTTGGAAACATAAGCAAACTTACACTTGTTGCACTTGCAGACAGTATCAGCATGATACAATCAGGCGATGATGTGGTTGTTGATCGAACACACATAGCAGAATATTTGGAAAATTGTCCATCACAACAGTTTGAAAAAATCAGAGAGAAGATTGCTAAGATTAGAGAAAGTGGCGAAATGGATC